TAACTATGCCTCAGTCAGATACTGACAGGACTAGGCAGCAGACGGTTAGGGGCACAATTGAACCACAGAAGATTGTCTATGGTGAGGCACTTGTCTCTGGACCTATATTCTTTGTCGGTGTTGCCGGGACAGACAACAACTCGCTCTATCATGGGATTGCTTTAACTGGCCATGAGGTTGAGAGCATTGGGGACGTACACTTCGATAATGAAATCATCCTCGACGCGCAAATCAATCAGACATCACAAGTAACCGCTGGTACATATGGTCCAACATCAGAGGAGCCTTCAGAGCACATCTGCCTGATTGAGCGCAAGACAGGCTCAGACACACAAGACGCAAGTAGTTTACTTAGACCGACTTTTAACGACTGGACAACATCCCATAGAGCGCGTGGCATCTCTTACTTGGTCACGCAGTGGAACCTGACAGACTCATCGCAAGAGTTGTGGGACCGGCTCACACCTCAAAACATTAAGGCGCTGGTCAAGGGTAAGAAAGACATCTATGACCCTCGTCTGGATGTGGCTGCGGGCAACAGTGCGGGTGACAACCCAAGCAACGCAACCTATCAAGCATGGACTGAAAACCCCGCACTCTGCGTTGCAAACTATCTGACAGACACGGCGTTTGGTCTGAGCGTACCGACCAGCAAGATTGATTGGGCTGCGGTGGTAACGGCTGCTGATGCTTGTGATGTGACCGTCACAGTTCCTGCATCTGGTACAGAGAAGCGATTCACCGCTAACGGCGTTCTGTATGCAACAGACACGCACCGGGCAAACATCAACAAGCTGCTATCTGGCATGAACGGCAGTCTCGTATACAGCAATGGTATATACACCATAAAAGCAGGTGTCTATGAAGCCCCCACAGAAAGCCTTAACGAAGACGACCTTGCGGGACCAATCACGGTTAAGACTTCGGTGGAACGCGGTGACCGCTTTAATACAATCCGCCCGATTTTTATTGACCCCGCCCAAAACCACAAAAGCGTCGAGGCTCCTGAAGTACAGCTTACGAGCGCGGTTAGCCGAGATAATGGTGAAGTTCTAACTCGTGACATCCAGCTATCCTTCACAAATAGCAGCTTCATGGCTCAGAGAATCGCTCACAAGCAGATTCAGATGTCAGACCAGCAGAAGGTCATTACCTTCCCAGCCAACCTCACAGGGCTTCGTGTGGACGTTGGCGACAGGGTTCAGGTCACTGTTGAAGAACTGAACTACTCGAACAAAGTCTTCCGATGTGCAGCTTGGTCATTCAGCGATACTCAAGACGGTGTTGTTAACCTCACCCTCTTGGAAGATGACTCTAGTTCCTACGCTGATCCCACGGCAGGTGAGTACAGCACTACTTCGGCTAGTGGGGTTATTGCTAATGGGTTTAGGGGTGTACCTGACCCACAGAACCTTACTGCGACGGCAGGACTGAAAAGTATTGAGTTGAACTGGACCAACCCAGTTAACACCAGTCAGTTCAAAGAGGTTGTCATCTACGCTTCGCCAAACTCGCAATGGTCGAGCAAGGTGGAGATTGGCCGCACCATGGGCACTCAGTTCATCCATGACGCTTCCAACTCAGCGGATGCCGTAGCGGTTGGAAACACAAGATATTACTGGGTGAGGGCGGTTGCTTACGGCACTGGTTCTGGTTCGTTTGTTGAGTCCGATAGGAACCCAGACAACGACACCTCCAACATCATCGCCACGGTAGGGCCAAACAATCCAGACTACTCTGACATTGTTGACGATACGCCAGCGCAAGACGCGCCTACGTCACTCACGCTTACAGAAACGACTGTTCTGGGTAACGATGGCTCCGTTCTTCCTGCTGTTCGTGTTGCTTGGACTGCGCCGACGAATAACACCTATGTGAACGCTTACGAGGTTGAGTTCAAGCGCACATCAGCCAGTCAGATTGACTACGGGCAAGTCACAGATTCGTACACAGCGACGATTGACTACGGCTCTGTCGCTGATGCTACGACCTTAGAACTGAACTACGGAGGAGTGAACGAGGCTGTCACTGATCCGGGCGCTGAGTTCTCATCTGTTCTGGTATACGGCACCAGCACAACCATCGCGGGGCAGAAAGAGCTAGAAGAACACACCTTTAGGGTGAGGGCGGTCACAGTCACAGGCAGGGTGTCTGGATTCATAACAAACACCATCACATTGCAGGGCGACCAGACTGCCCCAGCTATCCCATCCAGCATTACGGCGACAGGTGGCATTCAGCAAATCAAGCTGAACTATGAATTGCCCAGCGACAGTGACTTGGCCTTTGTTGAGATATTCGAGAACACGGTAGACAACAGAGCGACATCTACGCTCATTGTTAAAACAAAGTCTGACCAACATACAGTTACGGGTTTAGGTAACAGTGTCACCCGATACTATTGGTTAAGAAGTGCAGACCGGTCTGGCAACTTATCTGGGTTTAGCGCGTCGTTCTCAGCTACCACACAAAAGATTGTGCTGGATGATTTCGCGCAAGATGTGCTAGATGAGTTTGCTGCTGGCGATGCGTTTGGTATTGAGCCTGTAAGCACGCTGTCAGGCGTAACAGGGGCGCACGTCGGGCAGATTAAGCTGCTGACGACTACAGACACCTTATTCGTATGGACAGGCTCTGCGTGGTCTGAGGACATCTTCACAGCGTCTTCGGTAGACCCCGGCTCTATCACCGCTGCTTCGTTTGCTAGTGGTGTTGAGCCAATCTCTGCTGTGGCTAGTTTACCCTCTCCCACTGGTTACACTGGGCCGTCTATTGTTTTCCTGACCAGCGACAAGAAGCTGTACCGCTACGACTCAACAGTCCCTCAGTTTACGACTCTGATAAGCACATCCGACCTGTCAGGGACGTTAGCCGAAGACCTATTTAGCGACACCATTAGACCGATTGAGAGGGTGAGTGCGCTGCCCACCACGGACCTAGGCGTTGGTCGCGTTGTTATGCTGACCACAGACAACAAGCTGCATCGGTACACTGGAACCACATGGACTTCTGCTATCTCGGCAGCAGACCTAGATGACCAAGTGAACTTGCAGACACAAGTTTTCGGGCAGGTGCAAGCCTCTAGCCTTACGACTGGACAAGTACAAACTGCTGCGCTAGATGCTAACGCGGTGACAGCCGCAAAAGTCAATGTGTCAGAATTATTTGCTGACTCTGCGGTGATCGGCGCAATACAAGCCAGTTCGATTACAACGTCTGCGGTGGTTAGTGCCATCGGCACATTTGAGTTCGTTGAGAGTGCCAACATTGCGTCGGACGCGGTAACGGCAGGCAAAATTGACGTTTCCAGTTTGTCGGCTATCTCCGCAAATCTAGGCACGATAACGGCTGGCAGCATCAATGCTTCCTTGGTTACAGTCAGTAACCTGAACGGCAGCAATATCACTGGCGGCACAGTGCCCACAGCCCGTTTAGACGTTAACGGAATCATCACTGCTGGTTCCATCATTGTCGCTAACGACAACATTTCTAACTTAAATAACAACTTAAACTTCGTTGACTCATCAGGCGCAGCATCTGCTGCACCGGTACAGACGGTTGCTGGCGCGACTGGCAATGTCAGCGCGCAGACGATTATCACCGCTGGTGGGATAGCTATAACGTCGGACATTCCTACAGCCGTTTCTCAACTGTCTAACGACAGCGCATTTGTAAACGCTGCGGGCGCAGCATCAGCGGCACCAGTGCAAAGCGTTGCAGGCTCAACAGGCGCGGTGTCTGCGAGCACAATCATCACTGCGGGCAACATTGTTGTGCAGGGTGACAACATTTCGGACCTGACGAACAACTCAGCCTTCATCAATGGCGGTCAGGTCAATAGCAACGTCACGGCGATAAGTGGTGGCGTAATTACTACCGGCACTATCAACGCCAATCGAATCAACATTGACGATGTGACGCTAGACACTGACGGCTCAGGCCAGCTAATAATCCACGCTTCTGGTGTAGATTCTCCACAAATAAAAGCAAACGCATTGGGGACGATTAAAGGCGCGAGCACAGGGGACGTGACTGCAACACAGTTTTCACAACCCTACACCGGATTCATTGGTTCAACGCCGTTTCACAAGTTCGGGTCGGTACTTTTGCAATTGCTTGATGATGTAACTTTCACGAGTCCATTAACCACATCAGAAGCAATTGACTACCTAATCACGCTAGAAGCAAACCCTAGCGGCACCTTTTCTAGTTCGTCAACAACCATGATTACCACGCACGTCCAGCGCACCAATGCCTTAGGTGACAGTTACGACGTAAACGGAACACGCAGTGGTGACGACAACTTTTATGGATTTTCCTTCTCCATTGGCGAAGCGTCTGGTGGACTTTTACGTCAACCGTTTATTCGCAATCTGAGAGGAGGAAGTACCGTTTATATCAAGCTGTACGGGTATCAAAGAAACGTCACTGGCACGCCCGAATGGGATGACATCTTTTTATCAGCAGAGGGATTGGCGCGATGATTTTCTCTGGTAACTCTGACAACCCGAGACAACTACCGTTTGAGCAAATCAACCGTGAGCGCCGCAACGAGGCACTTGCAGAAACTGATTGGACGCAGGCAAATGACTCGCCTATCTCAGACGCGGATCAGCTAAAATACCGCACATATCGACAAGCCCTACGCGACCTAACAACGCATGAAAACTGGCCCGAGCTTCAAGAAGAAGACTGGCCCACATTGGAGACTTAAATGGCTACTCAATTACAAATCAGGCGTGGAACAGCTAGTCAAATTGCGGCTTTTACTGGTGCCGAAGGCGAAGTTGTTGTTAACACCACCAACGACTCTATCCATGTAAACGATGGCTCAACAGCGGGCGGGTTTGAGCTTGCAAGGGCCGATCTCAACAACGTATCAGACACCAGCTTAAACGCTGCGCTAACAGGCAACACGGTCAGTGCTTTGACGGTAACCGCACTAACAACAGGCAGTATTACGACTACTGGCGACATTAACTTCGGAGATGCCGACAAAGCGATATTTGGAGGCTCCACGGAACTGCAAATTTTTCACGATGGAAATAACAGTTTTATAAACAATACCGCCGGTACCTCTGGTTCGCTTTCTGTTAAGTCACATGACATCAATCTTATGACTTCTACATCAGAGACTATGGCAGCGTTTGTTGAAGATGGCGCTGTAACTCTATATCACAACAATGCCGCCAAACTAGCCACAACCTCCACAGGCATAGACGTTACTGGCGGCGTAACTACTAACGCAAACTCTTACCTAAATGGGCTAAGAGTCGGAGGGGCTGATACAGGCA